GGCATTTATTTCAAAACCAATCATATGCCTGTCAGGTTTCTGCTATACATTGCAATAACAGCACTGACACGACATATGGTAGATATAATGAGTCATCAACCAATTAACATTGTTGAAATGTTAGCCGTAGCCGGCTCTACATTTGTTATAGCAATAAGCGTATTAGTTATTAGATATACTAGCGCAAAATATCCTAGTAACAATAAGGATGAGGTGGCTTAATGAATAGTTTAGAAAAAATCTGGGCAAGAGCAACTGGTCATCTAATGGGTAACACCGATGATGACAGGCCTGATGTACCTATTCTTACATTGCGTGAAGCAAAAATTGCATTGTTCTTAAAAACATTCTGGGTAGTATTACACGTTATAACCTGCTGTTTTATTATAGCAAACACTTTACATCATTGGTAACATATGAATAAAAAAATTGAAAACCTAGCAAAAGAATCAGGCATGGCCCTGGTACCCATTGGTGATGATCTTTCAGATAAAGCCATTATCAGTGCTAAAAATATAGAACATTTTGCTGAATTAATTATCAGAGAATGCGCTAATCAAGTCAACCACGTTTATAAACAAGGTGGTGGCACATATGGAGAAACTATTTTAAAACACTTTGACCTAAAGGTTAACAAAAAATGAGTCATTTAAAAGTATCAGAATTATTTTATAGTATTCAAGGTGAAGGTAGATACATGGGTGTACCTTCTGTATTCTTACGCACATATGGATGCAATTTTACGTGCGGTGGCTTCGGTATGCCTAAAGGAGAAATGAGTAGTGAAAGAGATGTTATTGCAATTAAAGCAGAAGATTATACAGATTATAAATCCTTACCGCTTGTCAGCACAGGATGTGATAGCTACGCATCTTGGGACCCTAGGTTTAAGCATCTTAGTCCTGTGCTCAGTACCGTTTCTATTGTTGACTCTATTCTTACTATCCTTCCTCACGGTCGCTGGATGGATGAGCACCTTGTCATCACTGGTGGTGAACCTCTTCTCGGATGGCAAAGAGCGTATCCAGAACTACTTTCAAACGAGAACATGAGGTCTCTAAAAGAGATTACATTTGAAACTAATGGAACACAAGAACTAAGTCAAGACCTATCAATCTATCTACAGCAATGGAAGATTAACAGAGAAAAGAACGCATTGACATTTAGTGTTAGTCCTAAACTAAGTATCAGTGGCGAGAAGTGGAGTGAAGCAATTTGTCCTAGTATCATTCGTCAATATGAAAGTATTGGCTTTGTATATTTAAAGTTTGTTATCGCTACAAGTGAAGATGCCTTAGAAGCTGATGTAGCTGTACAAGAGTTTCGTAATGGTGGATTCAGAGGTCCTGTATACTTTATGCCGTGTGGTGGTGTTGAATCATTGTACAACTTAAACGCAAAGAATGTTGCTATTGAAGCAATGAATCGTGGCTATCGCTATAGCGATAGACTACAAGTACCACTGTTTAAAAACGAGTGGGGCACTTAATGCCATTAGATGAGTTTATATCCCGTGCAGATGATTATTTCTACAAGAGATGTTTGGGAGCCAATCTTAAATTTGCTTGGCTACCCGAGACTTGTCATTTAACAGGTAAAACTATTTGGTTGAAATACGGGTACAAAATGACAGCAATGTGGTCTGGACCCGATGATCCTGTATTTGAGCATAGATGGCACGATAAGAATACCCATATTATATGGAAATTAACGAGGTAAATATATGTATGAACTAAGATATTTTGTCCGAAGTGGTTGGGACGGACCTGAAAAAGTGTTACAATATAGAACACAAAGCGAAGTAACAGATTATAGTACAACTACTTTAAACGGTAGTTTTACTAAAAAGCGTGAATGGACTGAATGGCAAGATGTGCCTACTGTAGCTGAGACCAAAGGTTGACAATAAATGGACTTTCTGCTATAATAGAATCTTAGACAGTCAAATAAAGGAAATTTTATGTCATATCTTGTTTTATCTTATAATACGCTTACTAAAGCCCGTAGCCGAGAATCCAATCAAGTGGATACACACGATGACGGAATCGTACTAAATTGGTCGGACAAAACATTTATTCATAATGAATTTGAAGTAGATTCTGCCGGTAAAAGAACAGGCAAAATTTTAAAAATTCGGAGTGGAACTTTTGAAGAATATGCTTCTAAAAAAGAAGCAGATATTGCTAAAAAAGCAATCAATCAATATATTAAACAACTCAAAGAAACGATAGGATGAAGTTATATAATAAAAGAATCGCATTTTTAATCAGTGACCAACATTTCATCCCTCACGGAGGAATAGGTCAGTTTGCTAAAGGGTTCACAGAAATGTGTTCCCGTTTTAGCTGGAAAGTAGATATGGTGCTGGACAAGGCACCTACCAATGATTTCAGCAACCTGATTAAATCTATCGGCGCAAATATTATTTACCCAGATGATCCAGTAAAATACACTGACCACACCTCCACATTTGCGTTCAGTGATTCAATCAACTTTGAAAAGACAGTAAACTTTAGAAAAAGTATTCTAAAGGCATTTGAAACTAACATATATGATATGATTGTATGTAATACTCAGGAGTCTATGACCGCGGCATATGCTATGACGGTACATAAATATATTCCTGTTGTATTTTATACTCATTTACATAGTATGATTTTTCGAGAGGCTACTAACTTTAATGATGTGTTTTTAGACAGTTATCATAACTTCTATAATAAGCATATGGAGTTTGATGACATTGTAGTAGGAACGCAAAGTAAAAAGAATATTGAGGAGTTGAAGAAACACGGCTCAAAGAATAGTGTTCTTTTGGGGTTGCCTATGACCGAGAGGGCGTTACTTGAACCATATTCAGGACCTCGCAAAGGTGTATTGTTCATTGGTCGATGGGAAGAAGGTAAGAATCCAGAAGCTTATATTCGTGTGATGAAAGAATGTAAGCTACACTGTAAAGTAATGACTAACAGTAATGGTGCAAAGAAGTTTGAGAAAGCTTTTGCAGATGCAGGGATTACAGACTATGAAATTCGTGCAGGGATTACTGGTCAAGAAAAAGTAGATTTCATCAAAAGTTGTAATGTTCATTTTAATCCTAGTCTGCGAGAAAGCTATGGTATAGCATTTATGGAATGTCTTGGTCATATGCCTTGTGTAGTACTAGATAATCAAGATTGGTCGGACAACTTTAATGAGAAATACTTTCACAAAGTTAACATCAAAGATGCCGCAGAAACTATTGTAGACATATATTGTGACCTACAATCAGAGGAGGCATTAGATTATGTACGTAAATTAGACGATGAGGTAGCTCAAGGATGGGTTAGTTTCTTAGATAACTTTGCAGGTAAACGTAGCAATACAAATTCCGCTAAGATTAATACATATGAAACAGTTAAGTATAGCGATTATATTACCGAACTAAATCGTAAGCATTTAGCACGGGAAGATTTTGAAAGTGTGTTGGGTAATAAGCATAAGTTTTTAAGTGTGTATTACACTGATACTGACACATACTTAAGCAAAGACCCGTCATACAAACCAGTAGAGGAACTAGCAGGCTTAGGCTTGTTTGAAGGACTATGAAAAAGATTTTAATTACAGGTAGCTCAGGCTACATCGGCAGTCATTTAGCCAAGATGCTAATGGATTCAATGAAATATGAGGTACACGGATTGGATATTCGTGATCCGCAACAAGTAATGCATAGATTCTACAAGCAAGATATTAATAGACTGTTTACCATTGACGAAGAATTTGATTGTGTGATTCATCTGGCAGCATTAGTCAATGTAGGTGAAAGTGAGTTGAAACCGATCAGTTACTATATCACTAACTTGAATGGTACAATGAATGTAGTAAACAAGATTAAAACAAAGAACTTCATTCTTGCTAGTACAGGTGCCGCACAAGATTGTGAAAGTGCTTACGGAGTAAGTAAGCGAGGGGCTGAAGATGTTGTACGTGAATATTGTACAGTACATAATCCCAAAGATTACACCATCTTTAGATTTTATAACGTTATTGGTTCGACAGTTGTTAAACCAACTAACCCGGACGGATTATTCTATAATCTAATCAAGGCAAAAACAACAGGTGAATTTACTATTTATGGTAATGACTATCCAAACACAACTGACGGTACTTGTGTACGTGATTATGTTCACGTAGATGAGATATGTGAAGCATTAAAAGAAGCAATTGAGAAACCTGCAAACAAGACTGAATGTTTAGGTCATGGTGTAGGTTATACTGTAAATGAAATGGCTAAACTATTTCAAAAAGTCAATGATTGTGATTTTGAGATTAAAACAGGGCCCAGAAGAAAAGGTGACATTGAGTACTATGTACTGGAAGATGTGTCACCTTATATGAAGAATCTTTATACGATTGAAGATTTACTTAAAGTTTAGCCTTACGTAAGAATTGTTCAGCTAGCATTACTAACTCTTGCATTTGCTCTATACTTTCACAGTGCCATCTACGCAAACTCTTGTTAATGTTACTGTTTGGATCATTTTTAGTTTTAGCACTGGTGTTGTGTTTCTTCATACCACGCATTCTAGCACAGAAACTCTTTCTGCGTTTTGCGTCTTTACTACCCTTTTTAATCTTGCTTGGTTTGGTTGTAACTGCTGTTTGAATCTTACTACCAGGGTGACTACGGCGATAGCTACTTACAGACTTTTTACTCATTCCACCTGCTCTTGGATTATTATGCTTTGACCAAGTTTCACCTTCTTCAATACCTTCGCTAGCCGCATCTTTAAAGTTCTGAGCAGTAGGAGCACCCTTACTTCCCGGCTTACGCATATGTTCACCGCTACCCTTTTTAATACGATTTTGTTTAGCGTGAATGTTTGCCCATAAGCCTTTACCTTCTTCCGTCACACCTTGCTCTTTTTTCTTAGCAATGGCAATAGCGGCTTGTTGTGCTGGATTTGCGGCTTCAGTAATAACGTCTGTAATCTTCATAGTGGTATCCGTAAATAGTTGACTTTATTGCGTAAACGTGTTACACTGTATCTTATTATTTATCATTTTGGTCTATCTATGCACACAAATCAGTCAGTCAAACGTATCGGTTTCGCTTGTAAATGGGCAGAAATCAATCACAAGGGTGAGATTGTCTCAGCCGAAGGTCTTAACACGGGTGGCACTACACAAGCGTGGGCAAAGCGTAATAGTCGTAGTGTAGTAGAAGAAAAGATTATGGATGTTGCTAAACGCAATATTATGAATACTCACGTACTAGTTAAACGTGTTGCTACACTAGAACCCGAACTACGTATGGTTCGTCTTACTAGTGATATGCTCAGTTTCTACACTATGGATGAGTACAAAGACTTTTGGCATTCAACTGATGTACAATCTAGCTTAGAACGATGGTTCGCACCAATCGGTGAAACTGCACGTGCTAATGACGTTCGTCTTAGCTTTCATCCAGATCAGTTTGTAGTTTTAGCAAGTGACCGTGAAGAAGTAGTAAATAAGAGTATTGAAGAATTTGAATATCATTGTGACATGGTTCGTTGGATGGGCTATGGCAAAAGTTTTCAGGACTTCAAAGTAAATGTACATATCTCTGGTAGACGTGGCCCACAAGGCATTAGGGATGTGTACAATAGATTGTCGCCAGAAGCGAGAAACACACTAACATTAGAAAATGAGGAATACACACATGGACTTACTGACTGCTTATCATTATCTGACCTCGTACCTACGGTCATGGACATTCACCATCACTGGATACGTGAAGGGGAATACATCGAACCTACTGATGACCGTGTTAAAAGGGTTATTGACAGTTGGCGTGGTGTTCGCCCTACTTTGCACTATTCTGTCAGTAGGGAAGATTGTCTTGTTGAACACTCCCGCAATGAACGTCCCGCCCATGATGCGTTAATTGAAGCAGGATACAGTAAACAGAAACTTCGGGCACATAGTGATTACTATTGGAACGAAGCAGTGAACGATTGGGCATTGACATTTATTGATAATTTTGATATGATGTGTGAATCGAAGGCAAAGAATCTTGCCAGCTTTAAATTACTAGAGAGATACAAATGTTTGAAAAAATAAAGAATTTATTTAAGAAGCCAGAAGTTAAATCTGAGCCTGAACCTAAAAAGGTTAAAGAAAAGAAGGTTGCACCTGAACTTACTGCAAAAGAAAAAGCAACAGCGGCAGGTGAGCCATATGTTAACATTCTAAGTATGGAGCTCGACCCCAATGATGTTAATAACGGTGCATTTGAATTAGACTGGAATGAAAAGTTTATTGTGAATCTGATTCGTGCAGGGTATAAACAGAAAGATAGTGATACTGATAATGTGTTAGTGGATCGTTGGTTTCAAACGGTTTGCAGAAATATCGCATTAGAGGTCTATGAGCAACAACAAGCGGATCCTACAAACCGTGACTTGCGAGTGGTCCGTACTAAAAACTTGGGTGATGGCCGTACTGAGGTAAGCTAATGTTTGAACCAAAATTTCTACATCAATTAGTTGATAATCTATATGAGGATCAACACGCTATTATTAAAGAACACGAATTAAAAAGGATACTAGAGACCGACAACAATAAAGGAATGTTTTGGGAAAAGGTCCTTGAAAAACATATGCCTTTTACTAAACGATTAAAAGCTAATGCTTGGTATAAGGATTTTGCTGATGGAACTGATGCTAAATTTGCTACCGCGGTTAGGTATACGAGTGGCGTATTTCAAGCTACTATTGGTAATGTAGAAAATAAAACCGGACATTTACGTGTATGTATGGTTGGGCCCGGTGACAAAAATAGGAAACTATATTTTATGGTTATACCACCATCATATTATAGAAAAAGTCCACACCCTATCAAAATTACTTTTAAGAATTTCCACCCAATGGGTGAAGCTTGGGACAAATATCGATGTAGTTTTCAAGAAGTAACTAATCCTATAGTTGACATTAATTCAGAAATACTGTATACTGATGATTATCAATACTTATTGGAATCAAATGAAATACATTTTAATTGACACAGCAAATACCTTCTTTCGGGCACGACACATTGCTTCACGTAATAGTGACACTTGGGAGAAGATTGGAATGGCACTACATCTTACACTTGCATCAGTCAATCAGGTTGTACGCAAGTTTGGAGCCGATCACGTAGTGTTCTGCTTAGAAGGCCGTAGCTGGCGTAAGGATCATTATGAGCCATATAAAAGGAATCGGGTAGTAGATACTCTATCACAGACTGAAGCTGAAAAAGAAGAAAATGAAATGTTTTGGGATACGTATGAAAAGTTCACTACGTTTCTAAAAGAAAAAACAAACGTATCAGTACTCAGGCACGAACGGGCTGAAGCTGATGATATGATTGCCCGTTTCGTTCACTTACACCCAAATGACACGCATTACATTATTAGTTCTGATACTGATTACATTCAACTTATTAGTGACAACGTGCACCAATACAATGGAGTATCAAATCAATTCATCACCCTCGAAGGATACCACGATGACAAGGGCCGATTAATTGTAGATAAGAAAACTAAAGAACCCAAACTACTCGGAGACCCACAGTGGCATCTTTTTATGAAGTGTATGCGTGGTGATAGCTCTGACAATGTGTTCAGTGCTTATCCGGGTGTACGTGAGAAAGGTACTAAGAACAAAGTTGGATTGACTGAGGCCTATGCAGATAGGCATAAGCAGGGCTTTAATTGGAACAATATGATGTTGCAACGTTGGGTAGACCATAATGAAGTTGAACATCGTGTTAAAGATGACTACGAACGCAATCGTGTGTTGATTGACTTGACTGCACAACCACAAGAGATTAAAGACTTGGTTGATGCACGTATTAAGGAAAGTGTTCGTATAGATACCACACCTCAAGTGGGAATACATTTTATGCGATTCTGTGGTAAGTATGAGTTGACTAAGATTAGTGAGCAAGCCGAGACTTATGCTAAATGGTTGAACAGTCCTTATAAAGGTTCACTTGTATGACCTTCACAACGCCAGAGAAAACTATTAAAACAATACGTCAGGACGATCCTGACTTTCATATTCATAATGGATTTGTTATGGCACCGAGGGCTGGATTTGAAATTAGCAATGATTGCCCGAGGCAATATAAACTTATGATTATAGAAGCTACTAAGAATGGTTGGCTCACACCGGTGGCATATATGAAAGAGTCGGAATACATTTGGGAACAGCTAGGAGAATAATATGAGTAGAGACTATAATAACCTTCAATACATTTTAAACAAAACACCCGAAGAATTAGCAGTGTGGTGGGAATCATTGGAAGATGAGGATCGTACTTATGCTATGGAAATCATTGTTGAATATCGTAAAATCTTAGATGAACCTGTTGTAGAAGATTATTCCATAGCAAAAAATTACCTAAGAAAGTTCCAGTTAAATAACTGATGAATGAAAACATTTGTTACCATCCGTGGGTAGGATTAGATATTGGAGCACAACACGACTTTAGACCTTGTTGTAAGTATTCCGATGTGGTTGCATATGATTTGGAAGATTACTTAGCTAGTACCGTTGTTGACAAGCTTAAACAAGAATTCCTTGATGGTAAGAAACCAGAAGGTTGTGCCCGTTGTTGGAAGGATGAGGAATTAGGTGTAGAATCTAAACGACAACGAGACTGGAGACATATCTTTAATGAACAGGTCCCAGACCTTACTAAATTTAAAGCGATATGTGTTACATTGGGTAATATATGTAATCTTGCCTGTCGTATTTGTAAAAGCTATGCTAGTAGCAAGTGGGTAGTAGAAGAACAAAAGTTAAAAAAAGTATTCCCTGACACTAAGATATGGCCACATAATAGATATTACGCAGAAGAAAACTTCTTAAAGAATATCAAAAGCGTATCCGAACATTTAATACTGCTTGAGTTTTTAGGAGGTGAACCATTTGTCACTGGTATAGATGAACACTTGGAATACTTAGATTACTTAATAGAACACAATCCGGAGAATCTAACCCTACATTACACTACCAATTGCACTATCATACCTGATGAACGATTCTGGGAACGCTGGATTAAGTTCAAAAAAGTTGATATGCAATTGAGTATCGATGGTACTGAAAAAGTATATGATTATAATAGATGGCCTGCTAAGTGGGCAGAAGTATATCCAAATATCAAAATATACCAACAGAAAGAAAAAATATACGATAACATTGAATTAAGTATTTGTTTTACACTAAGTATATTCAATGTGTATTATGTTGATGATTTTATACAATGGTGTAGGGATGAACAACTACCCAAACCATTCATTGGTATGTTATTTAGGCCTGATTACTATGGAGTTTCAATCTTAGATAAAAAGACAAAAGATTACTTATGTGAGAAGCTTAAGGATCCTCATTCAAAACAGGTTTTAAGTTATATGACGGGCGAGGACAAACAACACTTGTTAGAAAAAGCATTTCAGTATATAATGACAGTTGATGAGCATAGAAATCAAAAGTTTAGTGAATCGTTGCCCGAATTTTATAATGTATTAAAAGACACCTGTAGTGTGTTAGGAAAGTTACCATGAAAACACGTGAACAAATCATCAATGATATGTGCTATACATATCGGCATGATTATGGATTAGATAAACTACCCGGTGATCCTCCCTGGACAGCAGGTATGACCCCTGATGAACGTAAAGGTTTGTATAGTACTATGGCTCAGATTTATGACAACAATATTGCACCTATTATGGAATTAAAAAATGGCAAGTCTAGCTGAGTATTTTGAATTAAATCGGTATAAGCCTAAGTTTGAGTTTATGGCTAGAGTAACCGGTATGCACGGTAAGATACGTTGGGTAGGTAGTGTTGGCAACGATACTGTTATCAGTGACCAAGTAGGTCCAATATTACATATTCATTTAGACTTACCAATAAAGATTGATGGTAAATATACAGACCATTTATTTACTAAACACAAAGGTGTTACACGATTAGTGAGTTTTGATGAAGAACCTAAGAAAAAGAAATAATGTATGATGCAGTAATATTTACTGACGTAACGGATACAGTAACTATCTATAAAGCAATCGGAGCATATAAGATTGCTAATACTCTACGACAACAGGGATACAGTTGTTTAGTCGTAGATCACCTACACGCATTTTCATTAAATGAGCTTAAGCAAATAATTGACAGTTCTGTATCAGACAATACGCTATTTGTAGGATTCAGTACAACTTTCTTTAATAGCACACTCAATAGTATTAATACTGATGGGTCACATACATATAAACCGGTATTGTCCGGAGTTATGCCGCAGGGCATAGACTTTGAAAATCAATTTATAAACTATATAAAAACAATAAATCACAATTGTAAAATTGTAGTAGGTGGAACAAAGGCACACGCTAATTTAAATGACAAGAATATTGATTTCAGTGTAATAGGGTACGGAGAAATCAGTATACTGTCTATAGCTAATCATTTAAAAAACAATTTACCATTAGTCAATAGCTATAAGAACTTATATGGTATTACAATAGTTGATAACAGAACTAATGATGGTTATGATTTTGTCAATAGCAAATTCAAATGGGAAGATGTAGATGTTGGGAACGCTAAGGTACTACCTTTAGAGATAGCACGTGGATGTATTTTTAAATGCAAGTTCTGTAGCTATCCATTGAATGGTAAACAAAATTTAGATTTCATTAGACATAGTGATATACTATATGAAGAAATGCAATCAAGCTATGACAAGTTTGGCGTATCTAATTTCTATATTCTTGATGATACGTTTAATGATAGCACCTATAAGTTAGATATATTACACGATACAGTTAACCGATTGACCTTTCAACCAAAGTTCTGGGCCTATACACGATTAGATTTAATAGCACAAAACAACGGTCTCATTGATAAGTTATATGAGATAGGCTTGCGTGGAATTTATTTTGGTATAGAGACACTTAATAAACGTACGGGACTTATCATTGGTAAAGGATTTGATAGAGCTAAACAAATCAATACTATAAAACAAATACGTGAGAGGTATGGTAATCAGGTTACAATGCACGGAAGTTTTATATTAGGATTACCTGAAGAAAACATCAATTCAATGCGTCAAACGTTTAATCAATTAATGGATGGAAGTATACCATTGCATACATTCATATTTCACGGATTAAATTTATATAAGAATGAGTCGGTACCGTTCAATAGTGAATTGGGTAAAAATTTTAAAGACTACGGTTACACCGAACTAAATACGGATCACAATAGTCCCAAAATTAATTGGAAAAATGCACACTTAGATAATAGCATTGCTACTGAGTTAGCCAAAGAATTTAATACAACAGCGCAAAATAGTAGCAGATTAAGTTTACCTGGGCAAATAGGTTTTTCGTTAAAGAATTTGGGGTATACGGATGATTACATTTCTAATGTCAAATGGAATGAGGTAAATTGGCAAGATATCAGCCTCAGTAAAGATTTATACATTATGACGTATAAAGAGATATTATTTAATAGGTTATCCAAATCTATTGACTTACACTAAAAATATGTTATTATTAGATAACAAAGGAATATAATGAATAAAACACTAATTGCAAAACCGGTAGTTAAAAATCAATTTTGGATTGTAACTGACGGCAATGAAAAGGTAGGTAACGTACTTGCAGATGGATCTGGCTTTGAAGTAAAACTTAATGGGAATAAGACGCATTATAAAAATACAAAAGCCATTCAGAAAGTAGCAAACATTGAGTTTCAAACCTTTAGTAAATTTAGTAGTACAAAGAAAGAAGTATTGTTTAGTGACTATCCGACTACCTCAAAGGTATGTAATTCTGTATTAGATATTAAACGTAAATTGCATTTGTTTACAAAAACACCCAAAAGTAAGTGTTATTATGCCGCAGGATGGTATACATTTAAGCAAGGTACTGAAGAAAAGTCTATTTTTTGTCCTAAATACATCTTTATTCAGCGGTATGACTATCAAGGACCGTTCAAAACAAAAGACGAAGCTGACGCATTGATAAATAGTATATGATTATTATAAAGCGTTTCATTGACAAGGTTTCAGCCTGTAGGGGGACTACATTAGTTTTACCTATTGAAGAGGCTAAAATGTTGCGTGATGAGATAGCTAAGTTAATAGCAGAAAATTACGAGTTACTTAATAACAAAGAAACTAACGACAATGCTGTTATACAACTAGAAATTAACGGCGGTAGATTTTAATGAGTAGAACACAACCTAATGTATTACTAGAACTAGTAGACAAAACAACATACAAATGTGACCAGATTGTTGAGGCTGCGGGCATTTGGGCAGTTTTCTATGACGGGCAGCCTATCAATTTAAAAAGTCAACATTATCAAGATCCGGATGCAACTCCGAAATATAAAAAAACTAGCTTCAGTAATCCTGGTCACGCTAGAAATCTGTGCCGTAAATTAAACGCACAGTTTAAAACTGATAAATTTAGTGTCGTGTTTATGAACAACGGCAGTAAAGTTTATCCAGATGAGTGAACGTAAGTCACACAAACTAATTATAACCGAAGCCGTATTGGCCGAACTACCTGCTAATCACACAGTAGATTCCAACGCGGATGCACTAATGATGCGTATATGGATTAGTGGCAGGCAAGATGGATTACGACTGAGCGAGTACGGGGACTTCATTTTCAGAATGGCAGAGATAGAATATTATCAATGTGATTTTAAACTTAGAGAAGGCTCTAGTGAACACGCATATGTTATGGAAATCAATAAAAAAATCAAATGCCCCTTTTATTTGGGTGTAAATAAGATTGAAGGTAAGAAAAAACAACCATACATAAGATTATATGATAGCAAAATTGCTATGATGATTGAATTGTATGGTGATATAGTAAGTTACTTAGATTCAATAAAGGTAAGAAAATGACAGAAAAGAAAAATCCCAATCCATTTATCAATATGGCTAACGAAGCTAAAAAGAAAAATGCACCAATGATAACAGGAAAAAAGACTGAACAAAAAGCTCCTAAGCCAAGTAAGGGTTTCGGTGGTGCTAGTGTAGTTAGACGTACTGGACGCGGTGGTTAATACCAAATACCTTCATTACGCATACGTTTAATGAGGGTTAAAAATCCACTACATATTCCGTAGCTTTTTACCTTAACCATACTGTATAAGCTACGGTCGTTTATCTCTGGTAAAAACATAACACTACTTGCATTGATAGGTACTGTACCCGGAGTAATCAACTTACCATTGCTAGCAGTAGCATATGGTGGAGGTGGAGTGCTTGCGTCAAAGTGAAAATAGTTTGGGTATAATTTACTAGGTTGTGTAGCTATCCAAGTTTGCATATCAGTGTTTACAGCATTAATCCAAAAACGTGGACCTTGTATGTATTTCTCTGTTACTTCAATAACTGGTTGTCCGTTACCAACATACAGTTTATTGTTAATACGCCAAACATAAATTAAACAACTGAACCCTTTTCCGAGTGCTTTGTTTATTTGTTTTGGAGTATTGGCATCTTCATAGTTTTGCCCGTCGTAAATGCCCTGATAAGATATATATAACATAATATGTATTTATGTCAACGGAATCAATAGCTACCGCGTTATATATATGTAGACAACAAAATCTACTTCATTAACTTAAAGGAAACTTAAAATGAAAACATTAGCAATCGCCCTAATCACTACATTGTCAGTAGCAACAGCAATGGCCGCAGAGCCAGCAAAAGCACCAGCTACACCTGCTCCGGCAGCAACTGCACCTGCTAAAGCAGAAGCACCAAAAGAAGAAATGAAGTTGGCTAAGAAAAAGGATGCTCCCAAGGCAGATGCCAAAAGTGAAGCAAAACCTGCTAGTCCAGCCCCAGCAAAAGCTGACGATAAAAAAGCCGAAGCTTCTAAGAAGTAATCCATACAGACTCATAGCAATTAGGACCTGGGGACTTGATCCAAATCAGGTTCTAGTTAGTGATGAGGACATATTAGTTAATTCCCGACGTATCATATTAAAGATTGAAACCTCTTTAACGACCGATGAGGAATTGACTGATTATGTCAAGTTAAGATTATTTCTGACTAGAGAAATGGCTATGTCAAAATATAGAGAAATCTATCAGACGGCATAAATATATATGAAGTTACGAGTTCTTCATAAAAACTCAATTTTTAAACACACACATAGGAGATATAAAATGTTT